ACAGAGCACACAGCCCCAACGCTTCCCCTTAAGCATTGCCTTGGCGGCACGGCTAGAGAGAGTCTCGTCAGGGTCCCCTAAGAGGAACGTGTTGATGAATTGGTCAAGGGAGACCAGGAGGTTCCAGAGGTACTTCATGGGACATCCAGAGGGAACGGAGGGAGCAGCGAGGGGACCTCAGCAACCGTGGGGAAGCTTCGGTGTCCCGCTTGGACTTCCCCAAGGATCGAGTAGGCCGTAGCCCACACCTGAGAACGCCACGCACGGAACGCTTGGCCTTCCTCTTGGAACTTAGGGACCGAGGGTTCCTCTGCGTACGTCACGGCTGTCGTCAGGTCATCGTAGTGATACGACTGGGCCTTGGTGTCCATGAGGGACTGCACGGTGTCCGTGAGAAGACGCTGGAGGTCCACTACGGGTGCCTGGACGGTTGCAGAGTTACCCAGAGCGACCCATGCGAGATAGGCTGCATAGTCGGTGTTCTGGGGGTCCTTGGGGATGTAGGCGCTATCGGAAGTCCTGACAAGGTATCCCTCAGGTGTTACGGAATAAATCATTTAAAGCTCCGCGTTGAGGGCGATCGTGTTGGTGTAATAGCAAGCGCCAGTAGCCGTGGAACTACCAAATATGCGGTAGTTGGCGGTAGAGATAGGAGAAACGGAAGGAGTGCTGCTGACGTTCACGTTCTCCGCAGGGGTACCAAGAGTGGACGTGGGGGCAGCACGCATGGTGACAGCTAGTGTGTGCCACTGCCCAAGGCTTACACCGGCTGCGTATGCAGGGATGTCCCACCCAGTATTGAGGACTTGGTAGTACCGCTGGCACAGCGCGAGTTCCTGACCGTACGGACGGCGTTCGAAGGGGGTTGCTACCGATCCGGCTTCGAGTTGGATACGTGTCGCAGCGAGAACGTTGTTGACCGTGCCTGCCCAGTTGACTGCGCTGGGGGCGGTCATCTTATTACCAGCAGACCACACTCCAACGTTCCCTGCGGTAACCTGAAAGGACCCAGTATTGAGGGAACCAATACGGAAAACCAGTCCAAGAGCGCTCGTGTTCGGAACAACAAGATTGGTAGGGAGGGAGGGGATTACAACGGTAACGTACTGCGGGGTGGCCGAGGCGTTGACGGTGAACTGGGCCACATACGACTGTGAACCTGTGGAGTCCGACAGGGACAGGTTGTAGAGACCAGTGACCGTCGCAGACACCCAGAACGAAGCCGCCACAGGTTGTCCGAGGAGGTCCGAGCAGTTGACGCCCTCAATGTACTGAGTGATGCCGCCAAGGAAGTTCGAACTGGCTGCAGAAGAGAGGATCGTACGTACCGATTGCGAGACGCTGGTGTTAGCCACCCCGTTGATCGTCATGGTGCCTGTCAACTGGTCAATTGCAGCACCTGTTCCAAAGTTCTGCATGACAAACCGATCTGGACCCCCGTAGACCGTAGTGGGGTTCACGGTGCCTGTCAGGTTTCCACGTTGATTGACAATCCCGGTCGGGTTGATGATCCGGTTGCGCCCAGAGAGGTATGCCGTCTGGTTCGTGGTCAGCAGTGCCGAAGCAGCCGCAGCGTTCTGGCTTGCAAGGGCAGCAGCAGCGCTTGTGGACGCATTACCGGCCTGCGTGGTGGCGATGCCTGCCTGAGTCGTTGCGATCCCGGCTTGAGTCGTTGCGGTTCCTGCTTGGGTAGTCGCAATGCCAGCCTGAGTGGTAGCCGTGGATGCCGAGGTACCCGCATTGGCCTCTGAGGTCCCTGCGGCATTCTTTGAAGCTAGCGCGGCGGCAGCCTGGGTAGTCGCAATACCAGCCTGAGTCGTGGCAATGCCTGCTTGCGTGGTTGCCGTGGTTGCCGAAGCTGCCACTGCGGATTCACTGGCACTTGCATTGGATGCCGAAGTGTTCGCAGAGGTTGCCGAAGCGGTAGCTTGGGACGCCTTGGTCGTAGCCGTAGCAGCCGCAGTGGTTGCGGTAGTTGCTGCAGTGTTCGCGACACTGATTGCCGTGTTGGCCTGAGCCAGGGTATCAGTAGCTTGCTGCGCGAGGACCGCTACGTTTGCTTCGGAGATCGCAGCGTTGGCTGCAGCAGCCGTGGATTGAGTAGCCGCAGTGGTGGCATCAGAAGCAGCAGCGGTAACTGTACTGACCTGAGCGGTAAGCTCATCAATCAATTCATCCGTGCTGTTGATCTCCGGGGGAACTACAGACCCATTGAAGAAAGACGTGGTCAATTAATACTCCGTGTCGTATGCAGGTTCGATAGCCATCGTTCCTTGTTCCATGTCCGTCATCCGGCCTTGTTCCTCGATCTCATCCTTCAGGGACGCATAGCGCTTCTCGAAGAAATCAATACGGTCATCCACGAAGTAATCCGCAGCGAAGCAAAGGGCACCGTAGATGAGGAGGTCTGAACAGATGAGGCTGAAGATGTTTGAGTCGGTGTCAGCGAGGAAGGCAGGCTGCGTGGCGTAGTACCACATGTAGACAAGCTCACCTTCGGCCAACGTGGGCTTCAACAGGTACGAACTGCCGACACGCGTATAGACCGGGGAACACCCGCCCTGGGGAATCGGAAGGAACGTGTTGAGGTCCTTGTAGACCAAGGGACCCTTGAGGGTGTACAGCGACTTGAGACTCAGGAAGTCCGTGGGGATGACTATGGATTCCGTGGGTACGTCAGGAGCGTTGCCTGTTACTGTGCCAATCTTTTCCATCCCCGGAATGCGGAGGACGCGTTCAATACGGGACTGGGCGAGATCGATGAAGTCGTTCGCAATATCATCCGTACAGTCGTTTCGATTGAGCAGCTTGAGGACCTTCGTGCGGACTTGTGCGCGATTCATTAGAGAGCCTTGGAGGTCGTGACGAAGTAGTCCATGCCTTCAGCTTTGAGCTTGGCAACGATGCGTTTGGCCGACTCGTTATAAAAGTCGAAGCCTTCTTTCATCCATTTTTCAATGAGGACTACGGGGATTGATGCGACTCGCATGTATTCGCCTTCACGGCCTTCCATGGAGGCCCCTCGTTCCGCCTTGAGGCGATCAACGAAGGACGTGGGGATATGCTGAACACGCTCGATGATGTGCCCATCAGTGTTGGACGTAAGCGTGTTGTGGGTATCGAGAATGTTTTGCATGGACGTAAAAAAGCCCCGCGCTACCGAGAGTAGGAGCAACGCAGGGCGTAAAGGAATGAGGAGGAGCCCCTAAGGGCCCCCAAGGGGATGCTGGCACTAAGCGGGGATTCCTCCCCAAGTTCACCAGCGGTTGATGCTTACGGCAGGGTCGGGTTAGCGCCCGTCAGGCCGATGATTGCGCCCGATGCGCCGTAGTTGGCGTGCTTGAAGCCGAACTCACCAACGATCTGACGGCGGCTCGAGTCACCCGTAACAGCCAGAACCGTGGACGTGAACGGACGCAGCGTAGCCAGCTTCCAGTTCTTCGGGTCGAACACGAGGGCCGAGTCAGCCTTCATGAAGCGGTTGATCACGACCTTCTGTTCACCAAACGGCGAGACGTACAGATCGACCACGTTGACGATGGCCTTCTCAGCACCGAAGTCACGCATACGGCCAGCAGCAGCCGAGAAGCCAGCCACGATGAGCGAGTCAGCAGGCTTGATCATGATGATCGTAGCTTCACCGCCGTTCTCATACAGCTTCTGGTTCACCGACAGAACGTCAGCTTCAGCCAGAGCAGCCGGGGTGGCCGTCTTGTCGATGGTCACGTTCGCGTTGATCAGCTTCACCGAGTTGGTGTCAGCGCCCCACACGTTACCGAACTTACGGGCAACAGCTTCGCCACCGAGGGCCGCGTTCTGTGCGATACCGACGAGGTGGTATTCGACTTCGCGCTTCAGTTCAGCCGACTTCTTCGACATCTGGTATGCCGTTTCTTTGGCGCGACCGTACGTGCTGATTGCGTCAGCCGTGTTCGAAACCTTCACAGTCTTCTGGAAGATTTGGGTCGTGTTGGCACGCATCACGGTCGGGCTCAACGTGCTATCTACTGCGTCTGCACCTTCAACCACAGCGTTCGTTGCGACTGCCGCAAGGCTGTCTTCTTGCCATTGGTACAGCGTGTTGCTGACCTTATCGCCCTTGATCAGCGTCTGGAACGGCGTGAGGGTAGGCGTCAGGTTGCTGATGACATCGCTGACATCTTCCTTCTTGCCAACTTGGTCGTACGTCTTGAATGCGGTTGCGCTCATGGTATTGCTTTCCTTGATGGAGTGAATGTGAGATTAGGGCCTGAGGGTGCCAAGGGTGGCGGTAGGTGGCCCTAGGGATACTGCGGATTACTCGCTATCTGCCCAACGGGACAGGAAGAGGTCTGCTGCGTCATCGGTGGAGCCCGAGGACTTCAGCTTCGTCATTGCCTTCTGATTCTTTTCAACCTTCACGTCGCGGCTTGTGACCTGCTTGGTGGTCTTGAGAACCTTCGAGGCGGTAACGACCTTCTTCTTGGTGGTCACGACCTTCTTCGCCTTGTCGAACTGCATCGCCTTATGGATCATCTGGATCGCATTCGGGTCAACAAGGGAGTTGATCGCTTCAGCAGGCATGCCCTTTTCGATTGCGTACGTACGCAGTTCGTTATAGACAGTCTGGTTCCACCCGGGGATAGCTTCTTTCAGGACCTTGACTGCTTCCTTCGCCTGGGCATCAATCTGTGCCTTGCGAGTGGCGTTCGCTTCCTTCACGAACGTGTCAACTTCCTGCGTGACGAATTGGAAGTCCTCATAGGCTGCTGCGGCTTCAGCACGGAGAGCGGTGAACTCTTCGGTGGTCAGTTCCTTGCTAGCCAGCAGCATGTCAACCTTCGAGTACGGCTCCCAACGGGTCTTCACCTTGTCATAGATGCGTTCCAGTTGTGCAGCCGCTTTCTCGTTGGCAGCGTCGAGACGTTTCTGATCGTCTGCGACCTTCTGTGATTTCTTCGTGAGTGAAGCTTCTTGTCCAAAGAGGCGCTTCAAGTCTTTAACGGATACCTCGTGCTCCTCGTCACCGACCTTAACCTTGACCTTCGCGTCATCCTTCAGGGAACCCTTAGGCTCCTCTTCAGTTGACTCTTCTTCGTCATCGGTTTCATCTTCGGCTTCGTCGTCGCCCGTTTCTTCAGGGTCCGTATCGTCCTCGTCGCTCGACTCTTCTTCATCGTCGGCTTCGTCTTCGGTGGATTCCGACTCGTCATCGGTCTCTACCTCTTCTTCCTCAGGTGCCTCGGATGCCTTCTCAGGGTCCTCATCACTCCATCGGTTGAGAAATTCGTTTGCTGCGTCATCTTCGGTATGGAGGATGGCGCTATCGACGCCCTCTTGGGTGGTCGTGGTCATGTGTTTGTTTACTCTTCAGTTGGTGTAAGAAGCTGGGTCTTTGCGTTGATCCAGCTTTGGAGTTCTGCGGCGATGTCCTGGAGTGCTCGGATTTGGTAGAAGCGCTGCTCGCGTTTCACTGTGTCTCCTAGGGCACTGCCGGTGATCTCCGTCGTGTATTGGTTGAATAGCTCGTTCACGGCGACTGTGAAGGCTTCCGTTGCCAGAAGCTCCTCAGCAGCCAGTCCGCGTTTGAGCGTGAGTTCTTCGCTCATGGGGGTTTAGTTAGGGGATACGATGGCTCGGCCAGATGCAGGATCAGCAGCTACCATTTCCTTTGCTTGTTCCATCTCTTGCACAGCGATAGCAGCCTTAGACGTTGAATCGAACTCCTTAATATCAAGCTCACGAGTTTTGCGCATGTTCTCGAGTTGAAGCGAGAGCCTGTCGAGAGATGTCTTGACTTGTTCGATCTGGATGTGGCCTTCGACCTTCTCTTTGGAGTTGGCAGCGACAGCCTCTTGTACGGCGACCTTGCGCTCCTCGATCTCGAGCATCTTCATCTTGATCGGATCGGGCTGCGGAGCAGGAATCTTCTTCGGATCAGTGATGAGCAGCCCTGCGTCCTTGAAGCCGGACTTCTGGAGGAACTGTGTAGCGGCGTAATACTTGTTGTCGTCCGTCATCATGCGAGCGATAGCCGGGTCTTGACCAAGCATGCCCAGTGCGGCAAGGACCTTCTGTGCCTCACGGCCTTGATCAGCGTATCCCAGGTGTAGTTCAACGGTACAGGTAACCTCTTCGTCCCATTCCTGCGGATCGATGCGAACGAAGTCACCAGCAACACGGACAACCTTCTCCTTCTTCTCGTTGGCGAGAACCAGTCTGTACACCTCAAGATAGAGGGGACGAATAAACTGGTTGGCGAAGTTACGAGCCATGATCTTCTCGCGTTGCTGCGAGAGGGTAACGAGGTTCTCCACCATGCCTGCAGAGTTCTGCTTGCTGATGGCGTCCTTGTTGAGACCTTGGGACAGCTTGGATACCCCTGTGACTTCTTCCTTATCGTCATCCAGCATCTGAATCGTCTGGAACACGAAGGGATTGAGCCCAGGCTGCGGCAACGGGAAGATGCCGTCAGGACGCGTGATGTTGACCAGACCACCCACACGGTTCTCGAGGAGTTCCTTGGGGTTCGTCAGGGCACCCTTCACAACCGCCATACGGGGATTGTTGGTGGTGACAGTGTGGTCGAGAATGCCGCGCACGAGGACCGTACGAGCGTTCTGCGTGGGGATCACACGGGCTGCGTAGTTGCTACCGTAGAATGCGTGAGGAGTCGGGATCGGGGTGTAGTGCAGGAACGGCTTGCGATCTACTTGTTCCTTGTCGAGGATCGTCTCGTTAGCGAAGATGACCTTCCACAACTTGGCGACACCTGAGCCATCCATGTCGATCCGAAGGTACGCTTCGTACACCAGGATTCCCGAGGTTTGCTCTTGAAGGGAATCATCATTGCCGATTGTCGAGGCACCGATGTCGAGGAACCGCGCCTGCTTCTCACCATTCAGTTCCAGTTCGTTGCCTGAGTCTGTGGGAAGACCCTTGACCAGCTTCTCGTCGTAGCCCTCTTCGATCAGTTCGGACTTCGTCTTGCGGGTCCGATGGGCTACCAAAGGAGCAGCGTCAATCGTTGCCGAGGTCGAGGTGATCAGGAACTCTTCAGGGGGAACGTTGATGTATCGGACTTGGCCCTTGTCAACCATGCGGGTCAGTTCGCCTTCCACCAGACCTGTATCTTCGTCCTGTTCGATGCGGACTTCCTTCACGTCATCCATAGACGCGAGCATCTGAACTTCGTCCATCGAGAGGTTGCTGAACTCCTCGACTTGCTCCTCAATGCACTCTTCCCACCAAATCTTGACGATACCGCTACGCGCGATAAGGCCATCGTGAATCAGTTGTGAGAAGATGTTGTAGGAGTCGTTCTGACGGTGGACAACGTAGTCTGCGTACTCTGTAGCGATACGCATATTCTCGACATCATCTGCAGTCTGCGGATCAAACGAGACGATACGATTACCAGCGCTGAAGGTTTCCAGGAGGACGGCCTTCAGGGATTCCACGGCGTCAAAGACATCCATGGAGACATACTTACTGTTACCCGAATGAGCGGGCTTAGGCTTCACGCCTTGGTAATACTCAAGGACGTTCTGCCGCTCGGACGAGAGTTCTGAATCATAGTAGAGCGCCGCGCTATTGATAGCTTGGGACACCAGACTCTTCAACTCGTCATCGGTAACAGGCTCGAACTTTTTAGAAGCCTTAGCCATTAGATCATTTCAATGTAGTAGTCGTCCGTACTCACAGCAGGAGTAAAGCGACCTTCGTGGATAAAATTGGCGATTGCCAAAGCCATGACCGAGTCATCGAAGCAGCCGGATTCGGCCTCGAGCTTTCCCCCGTCTTTGACGACATATGACATGCACTCACGGAGAGTGGTCTTGTCGTTCACCTCGATCTCCCCTTCGCGGAACGCAGCGCGGAGCTTGTCGATCACCAGGGGTTTCGTCTTCACGGTCGTTCGGAATCCAAAGACAACTGTTTCGTCTTCGGTTTGCTTATCGACGTGAGTCTCGAAGTAGAGGTTGGGATACGCTAGGTCAGCGCCGAGGCGGGTTGCAGTCAAGATTCCGTGGTTGTTGTTTTCCACGCCAATCTTTGCGGTGTTGTAGAGATAGCCGAGCTTCTCCAGGACGGTAGCGAAGTAGTCTGGATGAACCTGAGAACGGTATTTGGCAACCTCCCGCTTCTTCGAATCGAGAATCTCTGCAACCGACCAGTCGCCGCCCTTGTAGCCCATGGCAACGTCAGCACCGATGTAGTACGTCTCACCAGGATCAAGGTCTTTGTAGACCAGGAGGTCCCCTCGGATGTTCTTTTCCCAGTCATCGGTGATCAGGTTCAAGCGCTCTTTGATGTCAGGAGCGTTCTTGAGCAACTCTTGCATTTGCTGCAGGTTGAACACAGGTCTACCCGAGGTCAGGAAGGCTTCGTCGGCAAAGCAGGGATATTCCTGTTGGAACATCTCGAGCCCGTTCAGAGCGATCTTCTTTCGACGGAACATCAACTGTTCATTGTCGAGACCGTAGTCCTTCACCAGCTTGTCTTCTTCGGGGGTCCTTTCGAACTTCCCTTCGACCGGCATGCGGTATTCCTTCTGTACGAACCAAGGGATAAACACAGCCTCGAATTCGTTCTCACCTGAGACCGCTTTGGTCCAGATGTCGTGAAAGGGATTGCCGATACCATTGGCGGTTGACTCAACGAAGCAGAAGGTTCCCTGAGCGTTCGGGATCGACTGCATCAGACCGTTGATGTTTTCCCGTGCGGTCGCAGTGGGGTAGAACGCAGCCTCAGAGAGGTGTGCGCATTGAAGTGTTTCACCACGACCAACGCCATCGCCACCAGCGGTAGCAACCATGTAGGAGCTATCGAGGATGTCGAAGGACAGTTCCTTGCGCGATGAGTACTTCGTGTGGGGTTTGAGAATCTCTGGACACTGATCGTGGTACCGCTTCGTCATGTCGAACAGAGCTTTGGTGGATTCTCCCAAGTGCGTCATAACGAGAGCCTTGGTTGCCTTGTGTTGGCTAGTCCACCAGTAGAGAATGCCTTCGATGATGGTAGAAAGGCCCTGCTGGCGTCCCTTGAGGACAACCACGCGAACCTTGCCGGTGGTTTGAAGCTGCCTTACGACAGTCTTCATGAAAATCTGTTGTGCGTCGTTGAGGACGAGGGGCGCGATGGTCCCCTCTTTCGTCCGAATTTTCAGGGCGTGTTTCGCATAGAATTCGAAGTCCTCGTACAGCCGCTTGCGGACCTCTTTTTGCATGCGTTACATGTCCTTGGCGATCTCGTCCAGGAAGTCCTCGGGACGCTTGACGTTCGCGTTGATGGTTTGTGCAGGCTTCGCCAACGTGTACTCAAGAATCTTGCTAGCAGCAGCCAGCTTGTCCTTGGGTAAATCGTCGCGTCGCATGAGGGTTGCTACAGTGTCGATGGCTTCGCGAGCGAGCGACCCTTCCGGGGGCAACTCGTAGCCTTCTTTTTCAAGTTCCATGAGAAACTCCTTCGCTAGTTCGTTCGCTTTCGCGATCATCTTGTTTCGGGTATATGCCGAGTGTCCGGTAGTAGCGCCACGGGGACGCCCAGACTTGCCACGACCTAAAGCCCGCCACTCAGCTAACTGAGCCCGACCTTCAGGCGTCTTTGCTAGCTCCCCGAAGATGTTTCGCTTTTTCTGATTTGGGTGCGAGTGCTTTTGCCGTGGGGGCCGCGCTTGCGCGTGTTTCTTCTCTTCCATCCGTGGCCTCCAGGTCAGCGATGGTTGCAGTTATGACGCGTTTACACGCTTCAATGGTTGCATCCGAGTTGGGGAATAAGGCTGAGTTGGGATACAGAGCGAGAAGCTCCTTACCTGCTTCAGCCTTTTCTTTTGATGTGAATTCTGAGACCGTGACAACCCCCCGAAAGAGGTTGAACACGTTCAGAGCGTCAATTGCTTTCAATGCTCATTACCGTAGTGGATCATGTGCTCCACCTTGTCATCCATGAACTTCTTTTCGGATTCCGAGGCTTTCGCATAGACCTTGTTGTAGAGGGACATCCGCTTGTCTGCGTCTCCCATGGTCGAGAGCTTATGGACCAGTTCCTTCACGGGACCCTCAGGGGCTGCGGAGTGAGTCTTGCGGGCATACTGTTGGCGGTTCTCGATACCTGCAGCGTAGGCAGCATCATTCTCGATGTTGGCCTTTGACAGGACACCGCCAGAGCTAGATGTCTCTGCAGACTTCTCAGGGACGCGAGAGCCGTGGACATCCTGAAGCTTCCTCTGGAGGTTGTAGTACGGCTTACCAGCAGGAGCTTTCTCACCAGTTCCGAAGAGTCTGGAGATCGTCTCCGCATGCTCAGGGTCTTCCTTGGCGATCTTCTGGAGGGAAGCCTTGAGGGTTTCCGTGTCAGGATGATCGACGTGTGAAAGAAGCGCAGCAGCCTTCGGGTTCTCGATGTCGAAATCACCATTGACAGCCTTATCGACCATGGCTTGCTTATCCGCAGCCGCAGCAGCTTCCCGACGAGAGCTTTTGCTATACGCGCTACGTTCCGCACGGGCCTTCTCGGTACGCTTATCGATTGCAGCCTGACGATCCTGCTTGGCCTTGGCTTCAGCAGCGAGTGCCTTGGCTTGCTCCATAGCGGTCTTCTGCGGATCGGGAGCAGGCGCTTGCTTGGCCTTGGCTTCAGCAGCCTTGGCAGCACGAGCTTCAGCAGAGGTAGCTTGGCGTTCCTGGGTGTAGCTAGCAGTGCGCTTGGCAATGTCAGCAGCACGGGAAGCAGCAGCCTTCTGTTGATCAGCAGCAGATTTCTCAGCAGCAGACTTTGCAGCCTGTTGGGCCTTCGCCTGTTGCGCGAGGATGGCCGCAGCTTCCTTCTGGGTCTGTTGGGCCTGCTTGGCTTGAGCCATGGCCTGATCAGCGATGTCTTGCTTCGCCTTGACACCAGCATCGAGGCCGCGCTGTACGTATGAATGAGCATCGGCGGTCACCTTGGCAGCATCGGCAGCAGCTTTGGTAGCCTGTTCCTGAGCCGCAGCAGCCACGAGGCTTGCTTGGTGAGCAGCGCCCTGTCCAGTGAGGTCCTGGATGCCCTTGGTGGCCGCAGAGGGCCCGAGCTTGTTCAGAACCTCCTGTGCAACGGCATCCTGCTTGATCAGACGCTTCACAGCCATCTGAGCGTGTGTACCAGAGGTCCCGAGGAGCTTTTGGGTGGCCTTGAGACCGGCACCGTAGCCCATAACGGCTCCAACGGGGCCCATATTGCTACCGAGCGTCCCACCAGCGACTCCCCCGAGGTGTGCAAGACCTTGTTTGATTGCCGAAGGTCCAGATTGCTCGGAAACCTGGGAATCCAGGCGTTGTGCCTTGCGAATAGCGTCTGCAACGGTCTTCGAAGCGGGTCCATGTTGCTCGAGGCCAGCCACAGCAGCGTCGTCACCGTAATCACGGAAGCGATTGAGCGCCTTTTGGGCCATTGCCTTGTCGGCGGACGCGGGGAGGTTCTCTACAGCGTCAGAAACTTCGTTGAGACCCGCCTTACCGATGCGATTTACTTCCTTCTTGGCAATCTCAGCGCCACCAATGGTGTCCCGAGTGGCTGTACTCTTCAATTTGATGATGTTTTCTGCAGCATTCGCAGCGTTATCACCTTCCTTGCGGATGAAAGAAGCAGCCTTTTGCTCCAAAGTGGCAGGACCAACGCCCGGAAGGGCTCCACCAGCAGCCCCGAGGCCAGCGCCGACTGCGAAATCCTCTGCGTTTGCATTGGGGTTCCGAAGGGCTGTGTCTACAGCACCGACACCAGCACCTGCAGTCACGCCTACGCCTGTGCGGACGAGACGGCTAGCGGTGGGAACGGCCTTTACTGCGTCGTTGACGGCCTTGATTTCAGCACCGCCTCCAACCAGACCACCCACGAGGTCACCTACGCCACCACCCTTCTGTGAGTCATACATATCCCGCACACGGTTCTGTGCATCAGCGAACGAACCGCCGTTGACTACCGAACTCAATGCAGGCTGGATGTAGTTCTTATATCCGCCGAGGGTGATCCCGTTGGCAAGGTGAAGTGCGGTTGCCTTTGCAGCCATCGCAGGATCGTTCTGCCACGTCTCAGCAGCCTCTTTTGCGACATCAACAGCCGAATTACCGATAGCCTTTGCGGTATCCATAGGATGGGCCGCTGCGTACTTGAGAGCCTCCCAAGAACCCATGGGTTTCGCACTCACGGGTGGTCCTGCAAGCTCCTTCTCAGCAGGGGCCGCTGGGGTAGTAGCCTGGGCATCCTGGGAGCCCGTCTGCGGACGACTCTGCATCTTGTGGACATACTTGAGGGTTTCCTCAGGAAGGTCCGAAAGCTTGCTACCGTTCTTGATCCACTTGTCTGCGTTGCCGGGACCCCAGTTGTAGGCCACAGCAGCCGTGAATGGGTCACCGTACTTCTGATTCATGGCCGCATAATAATCACGACCAGCGCGGGCTGTATCCTCAGGCGTACCGTCCGATGGCTTCACACCAAACCCGGGGTCCTTCTGAGTGTTCGGCATGACTTGCATCGAGCCTTGAGCACCGCTTGCCGGATTGGTGATAGCAGCCGCATCCGAGGCACCATTGGACTCGTTCTGATGAATTCCTTGAGTGTTGGAATACAGTGCCTTCAGGTCATCATCGGACATCTGCGAGAGGTCTAAGCTCACTTGAGTAATCCTCGCCTACGCATCTCCGCAGCTACAGCAGAGTTATCTTGAACCCCACCTTGAGCGGGGGCTTGTGGGGAAGCCGCAGGAGTAGCCGAAGCAGCACCTGGGGTGTAACCTTGGAGGGTCCCGTGCTTCGCCATGTAGGCTTGGGCACCGGACTTGTCGGCCTGCATTGCGTCCATGTTGTCTGCAAGGGAGCGCAGACGGCGTGCATTCTCAGTTGGCGTTTGGTGCGGGTCGAACGAACGGGCGAGCAACTGCTTACCTTCGTTCTCGGTGTACTGATTACCGAGGGTGGCCTTGAGCTGGTTCTGAATGACAGCGTAAGCACGATCCTGCAGGGCAGCATTCTCAGGAGATACGACAGCACGAACGCTCTGCGGGATTGCACCAATGATTCCTCCTGAGGCAGGCACCCAATCCTTCTGACTCTTCTCAACTTCGTCAGCAACGGTGCGGAGTTCCTTGGCACTAGCAGCGGTTGCAGCGGCATCACCTGCGTTATCGAGACTCGCCTTTTCAGCCGCCTTCTTATTGTTAGCCTCTGCGTTCGCATTAGCCGTGAAGAGGATCGTGTCACGCTTGTTGATCGCATCTTGCTTCTTGATACCAGCAAGGTGGTCAGCAACTTCGGAATTCCTGACGACCTTCTGGGACCCGTTGGGGTACGCGAGGAGCGTGAAGGCACCATCAGCCATCGGGATTACCTTGGGCTGGTTCAGTTCACGGTCCTTGTCTACCGAAGCGTCATAAGCACCGTTGAAGCCCTCGACCGCCTGGCCCAAGCTCTTGTTGAAGTTCGTGCCACCTAGGAGAGCAGCACCAGCAGCACCCATGCCGTTCCAGAGACCATTCTTATTGGCGTTGTCATACCAAGACTTCTGTTGCTGCGCTTGCTGAATCTGCGGCACATACATCTGGGGTGCCTGAGGGTTGAAGTCTTGTTGCGGGGCCTGCGGGTCGTCGTCTCCAGCATTAATTGGAGCCACGCCCGGTGCCGTGCCACCCATCGCCATAGCGAGAGGGGTGTTGTAATCCTGCGGGTTATAGGGCATGGTTATCCTTAGCCGTAATTAGCCGGGTTGTCGAAGCCCGAGTAATATCCGGCATCCGTAGCGGGGTTGTATGTAGAAGAGGAGCCAGAGCTTCCGAGCTTGCCTACGATGCTTGCTGCACCCAGAGCACCACCAAGGGCACCCTGAATCGGGTTCTGAGCAGCAGCAGGCTGGACAGCTTGCGAGTTACCGTAGGAGCCCTTGAGCATGTTCATGTACTTCGTGAGCAAGTCGAGGTTGTTGTTCTGACCTTCGCTGAAGGCTTGGCGATCCGCGTCGAGACCCTGTTGCTGGTTCTGTTGGAACACCGTGCCTGCAGCTTGCGATGCATCGAAGTTCTTCGCGTTGGCGTCTTGAGCACCCTGGAGGGCACCTTGACCAGTCTGGAAGTAATTCCCGATCTGCCCGTTCGCGCTTTGCTTCGCTGCTTGCTGCGTGTTGTACTGGTTCTGAGCTTGCGTCAGACCTTGCGAGAAGAACTGGCTGCGAATGTTGCTCGAGATGTCCGCAAGCTTGTCTGCGGCACCGCGTTGAGCGATACCTTCAGCAACGCCTGTGCGGGTTGAATTCGTGTTGCCACTTCCGGCTGCACCAAGGTACAGTGACGGCAGTTGGTTTTCGTTGAGGTTGCGGGTAACGTCACGCGAGTTGGCGTCGATGATCCCGTCAACGTAGGGGTTGTTTGCGTACTGAGATGCACTGTTCAGGAAGTTCTGCGTCTGATCTTGACCAGCTTGATCGAACATCTGTTGAGCGTTGCCTGCGTACTGCTGACCATACTTCAGTGCGTTGGTGCCTTGACCGTACAGTTGGCCTGCAATGTCGGCACCTTGACCAGAAGCGAATTGCCCTGCTTGGGTGGCCCCGTTGGTCTGGTAGGGATTGAGACCAGCTACGCGAGGGCCGCTATACGTACCCATGCCCATCGCAGAATCGAGGGCACTTTGGCCTGCGTCATACGTGTCTGTGAGGTGTTGCTGTACGCCGTCCCAGGGCTTACCTGAGTTATCGACGGCATACTTCTGCGCGTCAGCAGCACTATTAGCCGACATAATGGAGCCAGCAGCCCCAATGCCTGCCCCTGCGATACCCGCAACAGCGGTGGCAGAGAGTCCAAAGCTCATTTAGGTGGCTCCAGTAGATTGTTTGAGAGGAGTTGTTTGTTCTCAGGAGACCCGAGCAACTCTTGATTGGTGGATGTGGTCAGTTCCTCGACCAGCCTGTCCAGGTCCGTTTCATCGGTGGCGTGAACAGTTGTCCAGTACGTGTCTTCGTGGGTGAAGCCAGCGCGTTTAGCACCGGGCTTCGAAGACAAGATGGCGTGGGCATCAGTGATGCGCTTCATGCCGTCATCCGTCGAGACACTGATGTCCCCGGAGATGATGCAAAGGTGTTCAGTCTTGTGGACTGCACCTGTGAGCACCGTTCCCTTGGGGATCAGCATTTTTCTGGCGTACAGCCCTGGCGCGAAGTGATGCCACACCGGACACATGACTTGAGGAAGTGCTTCAATTTCCTTCTCGAGCCTGTAGACCTTCTCAAGCTCGGTGGCGGGGGGTTCAATTCGCGCTAGGTTACTCATACTCTCTGGAAAGTTATTCAGGGGACTCGTGGCGCAAGCTGATCTAACGCAGCTTTATAGGTCGCCAACGTCTGCTCCAACTTCCGAAACTCTTCCATCAGGTATCTGACTTGGGAATCGGGAAGCGGGGGCACGCTGGAACGCACGTAGTTCACCAGGGGGGTTGTGTAGATTACGGCCATAGTTACCGCCGAGACGTTGTTTTGACATCCATATCGAAACCACTGATCTGGAAGCTCGAGATCGATGCCGTGCTGATCTTGTACGCGAGGTACCGACCTGCAACCTGCATGTCGATCTTGTAGTCAGTCGAAGGATTGAACGGGCATGAAGCTCGATACGTGGGGGACTGCTTCGGGAGATCAGAGGACCCAATGTCGAACGTGAAGATGCCGTTGCTGTCCTCAAAGGAACACTGAGGGACGATGCTCTGGATCAGCTTGTAGCCCCGAAGAGTCGAGATACCGAAGTCATCCATGTCTGCACCCACACGTTCAACGTAGGCTGGCTTGAGAACCTCAGGTAACGCAGGGAGATTCACGAGACCCGCAGTCGGGAGATCGATGGCGAAGACTCGAGTGTCCGTGATACCGTTCGCTTGGTCTGCCACGGAGAGCATCAGGGAGACCTTAGGGGTCCCACCTGCAAACGTCATGTACGGGGTGTTGAACAGTTCGTACGAGTCGTTGGCATCCGGGAACAGGTTCTTCAGAAGGGAAGCATCGGTCATCGCACCACCGACCACATTCGGCAAGTCCATGAAGGACCATGTATCCGAGCGGTAGTTGTAGATGGCCGCTTGGTTACAGAAGACTGTCTTCGAGAACGAAGCTTCATCCTGCAGCGTGGCGTAGCAGAAGTGGACGAGGTTCGCCACTGCGTCATGAACCACGAAGCACGAGTTCTGCCTTGAGCGATCCAAGGCGTTGAAGATACGCCGACGAACACGGCCATCTGCGAGGGACTTCTTGCTCATCCCATCATGCATGTAGATGTCGTTGTCACCGAACACCATGTGCTTGCCATCGACTTCGACAACGCAGTTGGTGTTGATGATTCCACCCTCATAGGGGAGACGGCGGAACCCGAAGACCGCTTGGTCCCCACGGTAGTCCACGTTCCAAATCTGAGACTGGTTGTATATGATGAACGAGTTGCCGAGCACCAGACCATCACGGATCGGGCTACGCATCTCACTCAAGGTGTTCTCGCCAGCAACGAAGGCAGGGTTCGCAGGGTCCCAATTGATAGCCGAGGTGGCCTGCCCGAACTGGATCGGATTACACCACTTGACCATCGTCGGATACGGGACACTGTTCTTCGTCACATTTAACATCAATGCGAAGTCTAGGAACGGACGGACGATTGCTGCAGTATCCGTAGCGACCCAGTCCCCACCAATGCCGCTGTAGAGGGTATCCGTGGAGAGGTTGCGGACATATGGCTTCATCCCTGCTCGCGTGAGGAAGGAGATGCCGCCCACCTGAGCGTGGGACCAAGGGTTATCGTTGGTGATCGTTCCGGCTGTCGGAGTTTGGAACGTGAGGGTACCCCCAGGGTACGCACGGACTGTTCCGTCAGCGTCTACTACGAAGGGCACCTCGCCAGCCGTGGCTGTTGCATAGGACCCAAGGAAGCGAGCGTTATTAGAACTGCCACCCTGCGCCGAGTCGTAGACATTAGGGTTTGTATCGTAGTCCCCTGTGGCTGCGTCATACGTCAGTGCCGAGCGGATCGGGTTGAACATCATCTTGAAGACAGGAGCCCGTGAGATACGGTTCTCGTCAAAGATGACGTTGTTTGCACCTGAGAAGGCGTTAGGCGGGAGGTCGTAGGGATTTGCGTCCGTGATTACCCCCACGCCCCCAAGCTCGCGGAGCGGGAGGGTAGGCATTGATTAAACCTTCATGATGTAGGCCAGAGCCATGTACGGAGGGAGCGAGGTGTGCTGATGGTCGCCCACGAGGTTCGCAGTGTGCGTATGGGACTGAGGGACCACCGAGGTAACCACGGTAGTGCCTGTGCCTGCCTGGACCGCTGCAGTTCCCACAGTGAGACTCTCGGTGGTACCGTTGATCGTATGGGTGTGCGACCCTGCCGTGCCAGTGCTCGTGGCACCGCCGACCGTGCGTTCCCCATAGGTCGCCCCTGCACCAACGATGAACCTGTCCCGGAGATCGGGAGTTCCGTTGGTCCCATCACACAGTACGAACCCTGCAGGAATCTCCGCGATCAGCCCTGACCACATCATGATCACCCCGATAGGTACCGGGTTGTTTAACTGCTTCGGAGTGACCGTGACCGGGGCATCAAGGTTCGGGAATGTGTTCTTAAGGGCTAGCTTGATGAGTCTGAGATGATCGTCGGACTGGGATACAGAGTCGGTAGACGTCGGATTGGTTGCGACCAATTGACTGAGGTACGTTGCTGATTCAAGAGGCATCTTTAAACCTTCATGATGAAGTAGAGGCCAAAGACCGGGTTCAGGACATCCATAGGCGCACTGGCACCTGCGTTACCTACGGAGACCCCGTGGGCATGGCTACCGGCACCCCATGAATCTACTTCGAAGTAATGGCCGTGGTCACCTACAGGGTCCGTGGGGCTCAAGAGGCGACCCGAGCCGTAGCCTGTGTTGACAGGTACGTTGGCACCGCCATTGTCTGAACCAGCCTGGACTGAGCCCAAGTTCGGCAGGGTGTGACTGTGACCACCAGCGCCACCCGTATTGCCGACCACATGGTGCGTATGGTTCCCTACGGTGTCCGTGTTGGCCGCATGGTTATGCGAGGGCATCTGATTCCACGTAATGACGGGATATCGATTGCCATAGAGCCCTGTTAGGCCATAGGAGCCCCCGGCTGCGATAGGGAGTCGGTCAAGCAGATTGGGGGTAGTGATATTCCCACTGCCATCGGACTTCGCCACCGTCTGTCCATTACACAAGACCCAGCCAGAAGGAAGGGAAGCTTGGAACCACATGACGATGGAGCCAATGGGAGCAGCAGCATTCAATTGGGCCTGATTCAGAGTGACCGGCCCAGAGATATTCGGAAATGAGTTCTTAATTACCGACTTGATTAGACGGATATGATCGTCTGCCTGGGCAATAGGATCAGCCCCAAGCGGATTAGCTGGGACGAGACCATTAATATAGGATGCAGTTTCGAGAGCCATTTATATAGCCTTGGTTATTCCTTGGGGGAGCCAAGGGGTTAATGGGTGTTCTAAAAGGGAGACCAAAGTGATTATCGATAATGATATTAACTATTGATAATGACTCTAGGATACCTTTGGTTCAAACCTAAGTTCTTTATAGGTTATTAATGAAGATAATCCCTTAGCTCAAACCAGAGGTACCTAGAGATAACCAGAGAATATCCAGAGAATATCCAGAGATACCTTTGGTATATCTTTGGATAAAGCTTTGGTTTAAACCTAAGGTACCCCCCTCCCCCTAGGTCATCTTGTGCAAAAGGGTCAGGGTACTTTGGGGAAACTAGGGGGTCCCCACCCGGGGGTACATGTGGTGAAAAAGATACACTTGAGGGGCCAGGGTTTCCCGAGGTTTTCCCCAGGATTCGCCCACTTCACGCGAAGGTCGAACAACAAAAACAACCAACACCTTTAGCTGCCTTTTTGAAGCCCCTTTTAAGGCACCCCATGGGGGTACATGGCTAGCACCTGGAGGCGAGCGAGCGGGCAGCGAAGAGGAGAGGCACAGCTAAGTGTATGATTCTAAAGGACTAACGCTAGATACAATATCAAGTGCAGTAATCCAGGGGCACACGAGGAGGCATTAGGCATGCGAGGGGACGCGTGGTGTGCATTGGTGTGCCTGAGGGCAGCCAAGGATGTGCACAATACAGACTATCGACTGTGTCTTATCGATAGACAAAATATAGAATGTTGTGTCTCGCTTTGTTGTTAAGCGGTTCACGAACCTAACCTCAGGCACACCTTGGGGACACCAGAGACAACCTTGAGAATATTTGTGCAATCTTGTGTTGACACACAGCAACCTAGCATGTACAGTGTAGTCACTGAGAGGCGAGATGGCTCTCACCTGAGGCAAACAACACGAACAACTAAGGGAAACACCATGTGCAAGCTCGCTATCACCACAATGTACGCGGGATTATTAGTTAGCATCGTTGGATTCATCGGGACGTTTGCTACACTTATGATCAGCACGTTCTATTGATAACCAACGATTAACCAGAGATAACCCCAGGGGAATACCATGACTCAATTCAAGTTCAAAGATTTGGCTGTTGGCGATACGTTTGATTTTATTGACGATAACAACAGGATGCACACATCGTTTTACAAGCGTTGCGTCAAGGTTTCTGACAATAAGTATCGTTCACTGGCTGATGTGGCAACGTATCGCGTTGGTACTATCAAGTGCAATGTGTTTCATGTGGAAAGAAAAGAATAGATAACGCTTGCACAACACTGCACAACCGCGTATATTCTTACTCATGCGCTGCACGGCGCGAAACCAGACAAACCAAAGGGAAACAAAATGACCATCAAATTTAACCGCGCGGCTTACATGGCTAACGAATGCACACATGCGGAGTATTACGACCAGTTCGTATCTGAGGGTTTGATGAACGCAGTGGGAAGCGCCATCGGTGTAAAGCGTATCAAGGAATCGACTGATGAGCACTTCAACGATATTCCTTTGCAACAATGGGACAACCTGCAAGGGCTTGTAGGGGCTTACTGCGGTTCGGCACTGGCAGAGAGCAACGCGAGCACATCCGGTGGCGTCCGTGGCATTAGCTTGTCTGACTCTGTCTGTGTAGCGAAAGCCGCAGCACGTCGTATTAAAGCCGCTTAACCCCCTTAGATACCCTGGAGAAGACAAATGACATTATTAGCAAACATCAACGCGGCGCTTACTGTACTGAATCGCGAAGGAATCGATATCAACGCGGATTTTCACGCACTTCCTAGTTCAAAGGCTGATGTACTGGTTTCCATGGCGAAGGAACATAAGTACCGCAAGCCCGCCAATGCGAACGGATCAACGGCACGTTACTACTTCGCCGCACTCCAACGAGCGTACGCAGCTAGTAGGAAGTAACAGGTCGAAACCCTGGGGATACCTAGGGTATGCGGTTCAATACCGTAATGATGAGACCACTAACCACACTGGAGCTACCATGCCTTACATCAATACTGTTTCTGAATTCGACCAAGCATTAGAGCAAGGTCCGTTTGCTTGGCCCGGTGGTTATCCGTGCTTTTTCCTGTGTACCGATGGAGAGGCACTATCCTTCGACGCTGCAAAGGAAAACGCTGAATTGATCCGTGAGGCACTGGAGTCGAATGATCGTAACTCTAGCTGGCATGTAGCTGGGTTCGATATCAATTGGGAAGACACAGACCTGTACTGTGCGCATACGAATGAAAAGATTCAGTCGGCGTACGGTGAAGACGAAGCAGAGTAATGGAGACTACCAAAATGAAAACGTACAAAATCCTTCGCGCCGACTTCACTGTCTGGAAACACCTCATGTATTTGCCATTGGCACTTGAGGCAATCGCACGGGATACCGATGCAGCTAACCCTTTCTTGTTTGTGGTTGAGGTGTCGGCCTAACTTGCACAACATAACCATACATAGGACAAACCATGGTCCGCTTTACCGCAATGGTCATTCTTACGGCAATTGACCTAGTCATGTTCGCTGGGTACATCCAATCGAACCCCTACGAACGCGGGTTCCTGTGGCATGGCATCGGCGTTCTTATCCAATTGGCTTTGGTCTATTGGCTCATCGGTTTCATTCAGCGCAAATGGAGCAAGTAATGTTTTATCTCAAACACAAACAGACACATAAGGTCTTACTCAAGTTTGCAACGTTCGAGGAGGCACTACAGGCACTCCAGGATGCAGCTATCCCTACTCTTTTCTACGTATCGAACAAATGACCGTCAACGAACGGATCGAATGGGCCCGTGAGCACAAACGGGTATGGCCTAAGGGTTCATTCCAGAGGCGCTATTGGAAATTGGTCATTCGTCGTTTGAAACTGAGCACACAATGAGACCAAGCAAGGCAACCAAAGCCCTTGAGGCTTACTCACGCGCCCTCAATCCAACCCCTACATTGATCCACGAACTAACCCAGGCAATCGCCGAAGAACTAGCACGAACCCTCAGGGGCCCCGTAGAAATTCGTCTTCCGGGTAACATCCGGGTTATCAGAGAACCACAATGAGAGTACAAACGAGAGACCCTAGGTAATCCCTGGGGTTTTGTCGTTTGTGTGTCTCTGTTTAGACCCCTTGGGAAACCTTGGGGTTATCTGTGCTCGCCTATCGCGTGCCTGTGTGGTTTGCAGGGTCTACAGTGGTCGTAGAAACCGCTCGCGTACCTATGGAGCTACCCATGTAGCCTGATGGTAACCAGAGGCTTGTAGGCGTTCCTAGAGGGTTTGATCATGAGACTGGATTACAGGCTTCTGGAGGGGTTCCTGAGGGACTGGCTAGGGTACCCAAGGGTAACCGCTAGAAACCCCATGGCGGGGCTGTATTCAAGCCTGAGAGGCATTGCCGGCATGACTAGGTGTAATCCCCTAGGCGTGATCCGTCCCCTACACCCTGAAAACAGGGGTCTCGAGGGAACCTCAGGCACCTAGAGATTATCTAGTGCGCCAAAGACCACCCGAAGGTGGCGAGGTGTAGCTAAGGGGCCCTAGAGTTAATAGGGGTGCCCTATCGAAATTGATCTATTTTTTTCAAATCCTCTAGGCATTCCAAAAGGGACGCTGGGGGAATCGAGAGTTTTACTGTGGGTGATCTTTCAAGGCCGCTCTGGTTGAGAGAGAGGAGAGACCCAAGCGGGTATCCTGAAAGACCACTCACGGTAGAACTCATGAGGTACTGCCGTGACCCAAACATTGCATTTGGGATTTCGGGTAGAACTTGCTGCTCATTACTGGCACACCTTGGTCATCTAAACACGAAGTATCAACACGGCTCCGTATACAAGAGCGATGCTTCGTTTCACATCATGCTTAGACCCTGAGGTGCTAGCTTCACGACCCATCGCCTTACGAGCGGGGGACGCAGAGTCAGCTTAGGCTCTGCACATTAGTTCTGGTGGATGTACTAGGTAACGATCCTAGCTGGCTCTATGAACGACAGCTTTACAGGCTGCCCCGCCTCCTTAGCGGTCTACACATCCGAGTGAGAAATCCCCACCATGCCAAAGCAGAGGGTGAGGACGTATTTTGGATCAGGCTTCCCACCTGAATTGCCGGGTTGTCTTGGAGCACGTCTTGTCCCCAGTCACCGGATCAACCATGGTTCGCAAAGGAGCCATGGAGTTCTTCTCGCAGACGGCAGGCGTCCGCATATGCTTCTTCTGCTGTGTTGCGTAGAGGGCCATACTTCCGCCGACCGGCAGTCGAAACGATTGCACGGAATCTATCCCCAGCTTTATTGACATTCTTGAAGCCGGTTGTGCTATTTCGTTGCAGGCGTCGGTTATGCTGGTTCTGTGACTTGGTTGCCTTGCGTAGGTTTGACCACGCATTGAATGCTGTGTCCCCATTCACGTGATCTACTACATGTTCAGGAAAGACACCCTCCAACCACAGACACACGAGCCTGTGCGCCCAATGCTCTACACCATCCACGCTGATACGTAGATATCCCTTCGTGTTATGGCGACACCCTGCGAGGTCACCTGCACGCACCTTTGAAGATGGAGATACCTTCCAATAGAACCTGCCGGACACAATTGAGTAGTCGAGAACCGCCCTAAGGCGGTCCTGTGTTAGCGAATGGGACATGCGCCGCTCGAACACTCATCTTCAATCACAGCATCCAGCATATCGGTGCCCTGATTCAGGTCGATAGGCTGCAGGTTCGTAACGTAGGCGTCATACTCTGCCTTAGTCACCACCTGTTGAGGCAAGTACAAATAACCTAAATCTGCTGCGGTCTTCGTGGGATCAGCACGGAACAAGAACGAGACACCAACGTAATCGTCCCAGTTCGTGAGGAGCCAATCGACGATAGCCGGGACCTCCTCAACGCTGTAACTGATTGTTGCTGACACGTTCTGATCGCACCAGTTCTGCATGAGCATCCGATATCTTTCAAGCTGCGAAATAGCAGTCTCAAGATTCACTTCAAGCTCAACACCATCCTTCATGAACTTCGAGAACGGCACCGTATCCCATTTGACGGGAAGCGTGATGAGAACAGCTTCAGCATCGCTAGGATTCTGGATGACCTTGTAGCCCGCAGAGCGACACAGGGGGACCAGGGGATCATGCTTGCCGAAGTTCACGTTGTTGAAGATGTATCGACCAAGGGGCGCATGTACGCCTTCGGTCGTGTCCATGACCTTCGAGAGGGTTCCCGAGGGTTTCACGGTCGTTACGTTCTTGGGCCTAGGAGTGCCCAACTCATCAGCCATACCGTAGGCAGCAGCGATAGCAGTGCGGCGTAGTTCGGTATAGTCATAGCTACGAAGATCAGGACGGCGGACAATACCAGTGAGACCAACACCGCAAAGACGGAGGAAGTCATTGTTACGGTGCCACGCTTCTTGGAGGATTCCATCATTGAGGTCCACGCAAGTCTGACGGTAATTCGCACGAGCAGCCAACTCAATAGCCCGACGAAGACCAGCAGAATCACCAGCAAATTTTCCAACGTCCACCTCAGTCAGGTTACAGAAGCTCTTGTTGCCCAGGAGAATCTCAGCACACGGATTGACACCCTTGAACCACGGGGCGCGACGTGTTGCTGTTTCACCATTGATGAACCCTGGCTCACTGCCACCAGCCTCAACCATCAGGTCGAAGATGTGCTGCAGTTGCTCACGGCTCGGCTTCTGTTTGAACAGGAGGGAGTTATTCGACTGAGCACGTTGGACATTCGATTCCCACCAGTTGCGCTTGGCTACAGCGAACTCTTGCCATTCGTCCTGACCATACTCAAAGAGAGCAATCTCAGCACTGCGGCGCGAGGACAGGATCGTGCCCAACCAATTGACGATGTCGAGGATGTCGATGCGAGTGAGGAGCGAACCTGCGCGGCGATTGAGGATGTCGAAGATGGCCTGGACTGCTTTGCACAGTGCTTCGTCACCTGAACTGATCCAACCGTATCCAGCAAGTCTCTCACCAGCGGGGCGTATAGCCGAGGCATCGAATACAAATTTACTGGCGTTGTGCTTATGGGCGACAAGCTTTCCAAGGGCTTTGGCCCATGCTTCGGCACTGTCGCCGACTGCGATGGTCCATGTTCCATTTTCAAACGTCTCTACGTTATGTTCTCGGGCACCTTTCTCGGTGCGGGTCGAGCGGATGAATTCGATTGTCGGGATACGTTTGTTGAATCCCGTAAGCTGACCTACGATAGGCGTGAAGCCGACGCCACAGCCCTGGAGCAGGAGCCACAGACAATCAACGATGTCTTGGACTGTCTCGACCTGGGTGAAGGAACAGTTGAACTGTGACGCTTCACGCTTCTGTGCGACCTTGGTACCACCTAGCCACAACGTGCGACCACTCATGAGAACCTTTCGGTCGATCATCAGTTGACGAAGCTCGTCCAGCTCATACAACTCGTCTTGACCGATGCCACCCATGGTCTGGGCTTCACGATCCCACAGCCACATCTGATGACCAATTACTCGGTCAACCATTTCTTCCCAAGTCTCGAAGACAGTACCTTCAGGGTTCAAGGGGCGTTGATACGTTCGGCGGGCGACTAGCTGTGCTCGCAATGATTGGACTGACATTCACTCTCTCTAAAGTGTTTGGTGGTGTGCTGTGTTGCACAAGAAAAAAATCACACAGAGGTCCGTAGGCATGGATGCATGTATGCCAAGACCGAATCAGTGCCTCTAAGGAAATGCCTACTGTGGCGCGAGGATGAGACGGTGCTTCGTAGGTGAGCCTACGGACGTCTGTGTAATCTTTGGTCTACCTTAGGTTGACCCTAGGTAAATCTTTCAATATTAAACAATGAAGAATAAAACTAAGGTCTATCTTAGGGTCTACCTTAGGTATCCCCCACCCCTTAGTTGCACAACATTGTGCGGTCTCTCTTCTATGGGGGAAATTGAGTGGATGTCATTGATTCTAAAGGACTTCTTTACCATCCGTTTCGGTCTATATATAGAGCACGTACGCGCGAGACTGAGGGGCACCTCTAGAAAATCTCTAGCAATTTTCCTTTTAAATCAAGGCTTGCCACTCAATTTCCCCCATTGCAGAGAAGGCGTCATGCCTCCTCAAATTTTTTGTGCAACTTTGAGTTGTGTTGCTATGTGGACTTCTGGTATGATCTATCCACTGACTCAACGAACCCACGGAGCAAGACATGACTGAAATCGCCCTGAACTACGAAGCCCAGGCTGCCTTAGAAGAACGCATGCTGGCTAAGGGTGTCGCGCGGTATGAAGGCAATGCAGAATTCGCCCGAACCATGGGTGACCTCAGCAAGGCTGAGGAACGTGTGTTCGAAACGGCCTTGCCTAAGATGGTCGAGGCACTGCGTGCTGCACACTTGGATGCGCAGGCTAAAGGCGGTCGCGGCACTCCGGTTCCCCATGCTAAAGCTATGGAGATTCTGGATCACACTCTGCTGGCAGGTATAACGCTCAAGAACGCCTTCAACACTGCGACTGGCGAAGAGACCATGACTTCTCTCTACGAGACAGTAGGCTTCGAGGCCCGCGTGGCAATTGCTGCGGAGCGTCTCAAGAACACCGATGCGAAGGCTCACAAGAAGTTGATGAACCCGAAGTTGTCACGCAGCCAGCGTGCGCGTCTGGAAGCTGCTGAGGCTCTGTTAGATCAATTCCCGGAACCCGGCGTTGACCCTACGGTGTCGGTAGCCATGGGCGCTGGATTGTTCTTCCTGGCGCAACAATCGACGGACCTGTTTGAGCACGTCGAAGTGACGGATGCTGAGAGCGGTGAAATACAGATGCACCTTGGATTCACCGAAGCTGCACACGAGGCTCTCCAGAAGGTGAAGGAGCGCCAACAGTGGACTGCTCCTGTATATCAGGCAATGCTCACGATGCCGAATCCTTGGGTCGCTTTTGACACTGGTGCATACAATGATGTTCGTGTTGCGAAGACGGTGAAGATGGCTAACACGTTCAACCCGATGACCAAGAAGCTGATCGCTGCAGCAATCGAGGGTAACGCTCCGTTCGTTGGTGCTCTGAACGGTATCCAAGAGGTTCCCCTGCGGATCAACCGTACGGTCCTCGAGGCCCTGACGTTCTGTCACGATATGCGTATCCCTGTGGGCAAGCTCCCTGGTGCTCGTAAGGCAATCCCGAAGGACGCTGATGACAAGGTGAAGTGGGGTATTCGCAAGGACAACAAGATCGCCAACGCGAAGCATGCGGTGGTCTCTCGTGACCTTGAGGAAGCCAAGCTCCTCGCTGATGCAGATCGGTTCTTCCAGCCCCACGTTTTGGATTGGCGTTCGCGGGTGTATGCAAAGCCTGGTTTCAATCATCAACGTGCTGACTACTGCAAGGGTCTGTTCGAATTCGCTGATGGTGAAGTGCTGAACGAGACTGGCGTGAAGTGGTTGAAGTGGAACGTTGCCACGACTTATGCTCAGAAGGTGAATGGCCGTGCTCTCGATAAATCACCGTTCAATGTTCGTGTTCAGTGGACCGAAGACAACATCGAGTTGATCCAGGCTGTCGCAAAGGACCCCATCAATTCTATGAGCGTCTGGAAGACTGCGGACTCCCCCTTCTGCTTCTTGGCTGCTTGCGTCGCCTTGGCGAATCATATGGAAGCCCCGGATACCTATGTTTGTCGCCTTCCTATCGCTATCGATGGATCGTGCTCCGGTATTCAGCACTTCTCGGCAATCATGCGGGATGCGAATGGCGGTGCTCTGGTGAACCTGATGCCCTCGGAACTCCCGCAGGATGTCTATGCGGCTGTTGCTGCCATCTCGGGTCCCTTGGTCGAAGCTGACCTGAACCACGAAGATGAAAAGATTCGCGGCTTTGCGCAACTGTGGTCCTCCTACGGTATCGACCGTAAAGTGACCAAGCGCAACGTGATGACCTACGGCTACGGTTCGGAAGTCTCTGGCTTTGCTGATCAGATTTACGAAGACATCATGGCTATCGATGATGAAAGCCGTGCTCACTTCGGGGTCACCAAGGATAACTGGCTCGAGATGATGGAGGTAGCTCGCTATCTGGCAAACCACAACATGACTGGCATCAAGCAGACCGTGAAGGGTGCGCCGCTGGTGATGGAACTCCTGAAGAGTATTGCAGGCATCCTGGCGAAGGCCAACCTCCCGGTTCGCTGGACGACTCCCATGGGGTTCCCGGTACTGAACGCGTACTACAAGCCGACCTTTACTCGCATTGAAACCTTGCTGTGGAACAAGGCTCTCAACGTGTCCGCTGTCTACCGCCCCAAGGTTCAATCAGGGTTCTCCAAGGAGCTAAACGCACACAAGCAACGTAGTTCTGTAAGTCCGAACTTCATTCACTCTTTTGATGCGGCGCACCTCCAACTCGTAGTGGAAAATTCTAAGAACGACGGTATTCACAGTTTCTTATTGATCCACGACTCGTTCGCTGCGTTGCCGAATCAGATGGACAAGTTCTCGATGATCGTGCGTAAAAGCTTGGTCGAGATGTACGAGGACCGTGACCCCTTGGAGGACATCTTGAATACAGCCCGTGCTGACCTGATCGTGACCGGAGAGGCCACCCAGGATGAAGAAGGCGCGAAGAAGATCACCAAGCTCATTAAGGAGTTAGACAAGCTGATGGTTCCCCCGCGTGGCACTTTGGACCTCAATAGCATCCTCGAGTCCCAATACGCTTTCGCCTGATTTTTCGTGCACAACACACTGTTACACACCATAGGGCCCTTCGGGGCCTTTTCCCATTTCTAGGTCCCCGAAGATGCTTTACGAAGAACGCCTCGACGCCTTCGCGTCACAACAGATCAACAGCGGTGGACTCGTTCCGCTGGATGCAGCAGTCGCCCTTATGGGTCACGGCTTCTACATCGAAGAGATCGAGTTCGATATCGACAATTTCCACCCTGAATACAACTAAGGACCCGCATGAAGAAGTTCACATCCCCCAAAGGCATCTCCGGTTTTACGTGGCTCTCCCGACCGGACACCAAGTTCGATGCCGATGGTGTCTACAAGACTGACCTGCACGTCTCCGCTGCTGAAGGCGAAAAGGTCATCGCAATGATGCGCGAAGAGGCCGAAGAAGAACTCGGTAAGAAGGTAGCTGACAAGATCGACTTCCCGGAAGAAAACGAAGACGGCACGATCACGCTGAAGTTCAAGACCAAGGCGAAGGATCAGAAGGGTAACGACAAGGCCCTTCGTTTCTTCGACGGTGCTGGTAACCGTATCGACGGTGAAGACCTCAACATCGGCAATGGCTCGAAGCTGAAGATCAAGTCAACGATGAAGGCATACAAGAACGGTTCGAACGTGGGCGTCACGCTCTACATCGACAGCGTTCAGATTATCGACCTCATCGAGTTCGGTGGCAGCGGTTTCGAAGCTGATGAAGAAGCTACGTATGTGGCCAAGGCCGACAAGGCATCTTCGAAGAAGTCGAAGCAAGCTGAACCGGAAGACGAGGAAGAAGACGAAGACGTCAACTTCTGATGGCTACGCGTCGCTCTTGGGCGGCGAAGAAGAATCACGTCATCAAGGTGAAGGCAAAGCTGCGTAGTGGTCTGGAGGACAAGATCGCTGCACAGCTAGATGAAGCGGGTGTCGAGTACGACTACGAGAAGGTGAAGCTGGACTACAGCATCCCGCACAAGTACACACCTGACTTCATCCTTGCCAACGGAATCATCGTTGAAGGTAAGGGTCTGTTTGATTCAGCCGACCGCACTAAGCATCTGGCAGTAAAGAAGCAGCACCCTCACTTAGACATCCGATTCGTCTTTTCCCGCAGCGCCTCCCCCCTCTACAAAGGCAGCAAGTCTACTTACGCCACATGGTGTGAGAGGAACGGCTTCGCCTATGCAGACAAATTGATCCCTGAAGCATGGCTTAAAGAGAGAGAGAAATGAACGAAGACAACTACGGTCGCCCCATCACGGACTTCGTGGGCCCGTGTTTCAACGGCGACATTGAACTGATGTTCGACCCGCGCGACAGCACTGTCCGCATCGACAGCAGCAGACAGTGGTTGAACAAGACGGACCTCAAGGCTTTCATCAAGACCCTCAAGCAAATCAAGAAGGAAATGAAATGAAAACCCAAGTCCAGAAACTCATCGACCACCTGTACAACACTGGCTCGATCACGCAACGCGAAGCCCTGATGGACTACTCGATACAGTCGCTCACGCGTCGCATCGTTGACATCCGCAACAAAGGCTACAACGTCAAGAGCGAGCAGCGCCATCACCCGGTCACGGGCCAGCGCTACGTCCGCTACACCTTGGGCTCCCCTGCCCGACTGTTCGTCCGCTAATCCAACACCGAAGGTCACCCCATGCAAACTGCACCACAATCCGTAGAACTCCTTGACTTCATGGGCTCTGACCTGACGGTCGCTAACGTAGCCCGAGTGTCCTTCGACAAGCAGCACGCTGAGTTCGAAGAAGGTGACGCGAAGCTGATCAAGTACCTTGCCAAGCATGGTCACTGGTCACCCTTCGCTCACTGCTTTGCGCAAGTCCGTATCAAGGCTCCGATCTTCGTTGCTCGCCAACTGGTGAAGCATCAGGTAGGTCTCTCGTGGAATGAAGTCAGTCGTCGGTATGTCGATAGTGACCCTGAGTTCTACATCCCGTTTCAAATCCGTGGTCGTGCTGAGAACGTCAAGCAAGGCTCCGCAGACACGCTGCCGTTGCACATCCAAGAGCGTGAAATTCAGTTCATCCGAAGTGTTTCTGAAGATGCCCTTTGGAATTACCAACAGGCCCTCCGCGCTGGCGTTGCCCCTGAGCAAGCCCGTATGGTCCTCCCGCTGAACACCATGACTGAATGGGTGTGGTCGGGATCGGTGATGGCCTTCGCTCGTGTGTGCCAACAGCGCCTCGATGCACACGCTCAAGTCGAATGTAAGGAGGTGGCCGAAATGATCTACGCCCTTCTCGTTCAACACTTCCCCCACTCAATGGACGCCCTTCTGGATTAACTGACATGCCTAATACGAAGAGTCTCGCCTACAAGAGAGCCGAATGACCATCAACCAGAAGTTCGTGCAGTACCTCCTGTCCTCATACCTCTATTACGTGGAAGGCCGGAGCATCTTCGCGGACGCTGAGTTCGATGCGCTCTGCAAGGAACTGCTCGACAGGTGGGATGAAGTCTCACATCGACACAAGCACCTGACCTCTCGGGAAGACCTAGAGGCAGGAACCGGGTACGCAATCCAGTACCCCTCAATCGTCATCGGTGCTGCAAGGCACTGGTGGTACTCGAAAAACGGCGTACCTGCTGAAAGGAAAAAGAGTGGAGCACGAAGAGTCAACCCTGTTGTTTAAAGGACCGTGCGACGAGTGCGGCTCTTCGGATGCCAATGCTCACTACAGCGACGGACACACCTATTGCTTCGCTAACGGCTGTAAAGGGCGACACGACGGAGAAGAAACCACATACAAAAGGAAAACAGTGGCAGCAGATTTGGATTTCTACGTCGAAGCGGACGTACAAGGGCTACCCGCTCGCGGCATTAGTGAGAAAGTCTGTCGCTTCTTTGGTGTCCGTGTAGGAAAGCTGGGCGGCAAGACCGTCCACATGTACCCGTATCACAAAGATGGTCAGGTAGCAGCGGTGAAGACTCGAGGTGCCGATAAGGACTTCAAGTTCCTTGGGGACGCCAAGCACCCCCCGATGTTCGGTCAGAACCTCTTCAACGGTGGCAAGAAGATTGTCGTCTGCGAAGGCGAAGTCGACGCAATGACCCTGGCGCAACTCCAGGACTGCAAGTGGCCCGTGGTAAGCGTCCCGAATGGGGCTCAGGGTGCCAAGAAGGATATGTCTCGCCAGATGGAGTTCTTTGACCAGTTCGAAGAAGTTGTCCTGATGTTCGACATGGACGACCCGGGCCAGAAGGCTGCTCGAGAGTGCGCTGAGATGTTTCCCCCCGGCAAGGCGAAGATCGCCACGCTACCACTCAAGGACCCTAATGATTGCCTGAAGGCTGGCAAGGGTGCCGAGGTTCTCCAGGCTATCTGGAATGCCAAGGCATATAGACCCGATGGGATCGTAGGTATCTCCGACCTGTACGACAACTTAGATCGCGAGATCGCCCAAGGACTCCCATGGTTTCTGGAAGCACTGACGAAGCATACCTATGGCCGAAGGTACGGGGAACTGTATGCATTCGGTGCGGGTACTGGGATCGGAAAGACCGATTTCCTTACGCAGCAGATTGCGTTCGATGTGGATGTCTTAAAGGCGAAAGTTGGGCTCGTGTTTTTGGAGCAGCAACCGACCGAGACAGCAGCACGGATCGCAGGGAAGCTGAAGGGGAAGAGGTTCCACGTCCCTGATGGCTCTTGGACCCGTGAGGAACGCCTAGAAGCCGTCCGTGAGCTTGAAGGCAGGGTCTACCTATACGACTCCTTCGGGGAGACCTCATGGGACGTAGTAGCAGCCAAGATTCGCTACATGGCTCACGCCGAAGACATCCGCATTTTCTATGTGGATCACTTGACGGCCATGGCTGACACAAGCGATGAGCGTGGAAGCCTTGAGCAGATCATGAAAGAGATGGCTGGTCTAGCCAATGAGTTGAAGGTCATGATCCATTTCGTGAGTCACCTTGCGACCCCTGAGGGTAAATCGCACGAAGAAGGTGGTCACGTCTCCATCAAGCACTTCAAGGGAGCCCGAGCTATCGGCTTCTGGTCCTTCTTCATGTTTGGCCTCGAGCGCAATCAACAGTCCGAGGATGAAGAGGAGCGCTCCACGACAACCTTCCGGGTCCTTAAGGATCGCTACACAGGGCAAGCCACCGGCAAGCTCATTCCCCTTGGGTACGACAAGGCTACTGGCCGACTGTACGACAAGAACACGGACTTCGCTCCTGAACCGGACGAGGACGCCTATACATTTTGAGAGAGAAGAAATGGAATTCCAACCGTACCCAAAGACCCCGCGCCTGAAGCGGGACATCGTCATCACCGAGAAGCTGGACGGCACGAACGCTCAGGTAGTGATCAAGAAAATCACGGAAGTCCCCGGTCTCTTGGGACGCATCATCGACGGTGAGCCATACAACGGACCTGACCCGGTCGGCTTCTGGCTGGCTGAGGGCGTGGCCATGTTCGCCGGTTCGCGGACCCGTTGGATCACCCCTGGCAAGACCACGGACAACTACGGGTTCGCTGGCTGGTGCCACGAGAACGCCAATGATCTGCTCAAGCTAGGCGAAGGCCAGCACTTCGGTGAGTGGTACGGCCAAGGAATCCAACGGGGCTACGGCCTCGACCACAAGCGCTTCGCCCTGTTCAACACGGCACGTTGGGGCGCTCACAACCCGAACACCCCGAAGTGCTGCGAAGTGGTCCCTGTGCTGCACCAAGGGTCAATGCAGGAGATCGAAGGTGTCCTGTGTGACCTGGAGTTCGACGGAAGTCGTGCTGTCCCCGGGTTCATGAAGCCCGAGGGAATCATCGTCTACCACACCGCATCGCAGCAGAACTTCAAGGTGCTTCTGGAGAACGATCACGCCCCTAAGGGCACCCATTAAGAGAGAGAGAAATGACAACCGTATATGTAATCCGCCGTACCGATAAAGAAGACCCCACGGACACCGCGCTGGTCTTCGGGGCCCCTGGAGATATGGGCGCAGGATACCCGTCTGCCAGTACGTTCATCACCAGTGACTTCCGGGTTGCCGAGGAATATCGGAACGAGTTCGCGTCCGTGTCGCTTTTCCGGGACAACAACTACACCATCGAGGAACGTGAGGTCCAAGTCTGATGCTTACCGCAGCCCTGGTTCTCCTCGGCATGGTGATCATTGCAGTAGCTGGAATCGCCCTCTGCCTCAAAGCAAGCGAGAAGGTCTTCGATACGGCCTTCGATACCGATGAATACATGTGGGAAGACACGAAATGAACTTCGCGGATCAAGAACGCCTGCAAGAAGCCCTCGCACTGGCGACCCGCCTCGAGGCAACAGGGGCAATCAGCCCCATAGCTATGGCTGTCCGAGTGCTTGCCACGGAGTACCTGAAGGTATGCCAAGAGCACGCATCCATTGAAGACCAACTGCAGGAGTACCTGCTGACCTCAGACCCTTACTAAGGAAAACTATGCGTACTACGCTTTTCGACATCGAAACAAACGGGCTGCTGCAAGACGTGTCAACGATTCACTGCATCTCCGTGATGGATGTTGAGGACGAGAAGGTACGCAGGTTCACCCCGGAGAACATTAAGGAAGGCGTTGCGTACCTTCAGAAAGCTGCAGACGAAGGGATGCTCGTAGGCCACAACATCATCGGCTATGACATCCCTGTGATCCAGAAGCTGTACCCAGGGTTCACCGTGGATCGAACCAAGGTCCGCGACACCATCGTTGAGTCCCGCCTCTACTTCCCTGACTTGCTGGTCCGTGATGGCTCCTACATCAAGGCTGGAGTGTTGCCGACGAAGCGCCTAGGGTCCCATGCTCTCGAAGCCTGGGGCTACCGCCTCGGTCAGATGAAGGGCGAATACTCAGGTGACTTTAAACAGAAGTGGATTGACGAACACAGCGAGTATCCATGGCTTGAGTATCTGGAGACCCTGACGCCAAAGATGGCCGCAAAGGCTATCGAGGATAAGGACAAGTGGATCGCTGCATGGGGGAAAGAGAACTACCCCTCGGGTCTCGAGTGGCAGACCTATACCGAAGCCATGGGTGACTACTGCGATCAAGACGTGATCGTTACTCGTGCTGTGATGCTCCACTTCAACGCTCTGGAGTACAGCGAGCAGGCCCTCGAGCTTGAACACGCAGCCCGTCACTACTGCTCGATGATGGAGCGCTCTGGCTGGCCCTTCGATGTTGGCGCTGCGGTTGCTCTCTATGGTGAGTTGGCAGTTGAGCGTGACACGATCCGTCAGTTGATGATGGACACTTTTCCGCCTCTGGTTATCGAACGTGTTTCCGCGAAGACCGGGAAGCGTTTGAAAGACAAGGTCATTGAATTTAACCCTGGAAGCCGTGATCAGATCGCACACCGACTGACGGCGAAGTATGGTTGGGTACCGAAGAACTTCACCGATGGCGGTAAGCCGCAGATCGATGAAAACATCCTCGGTGCTCTACCCTACGAAGAGGCCAAGCTCCTCTCTTCCTACTTCTTGTTGGAGAAACGAATTGGGCAGCTTGCAGAAGGAGATAAGGCATGGCTCAAGTGTGAGAAAGCCGGGAGAATTCACGGTTCAATCAATACCAACGGTGCTGTTACTGGCCGTTGCACCCATTCTTCCCCAAACCTCGCCCAAGTCCCAAGCGTCAAAGTCAACAAAGAAGGAGATGTACTGTCCGGCTTTGCTGGAGGGTATGGACGAGAGTGCCGATCACTATTTACTGTACATCGGGGATTCAAGCAAGTCGGTGTCGACCTATCTGGCCTTGAGCTACGATGCCTTGCGCATTTTATGGCCCAGTGGGACGGCGGGGCCTATGGGGATGTCGTCCTAAACGGGGACGTTCACACTGAGAACCAAAACGCTGCAGGTCTCCCGACACGGAATAATGCAAAAACATTTATTTACGCATTCCTATATGGTGCTGGCGATGAAAAGATCGGAAGCATTGTCGGTAAGGGCCGCGCTGCAGGTAAAGCACTGAAGGAGAAGTTCCTTACTGGCCTTCCTGCTTTGGGGAAACTCAAGAATGCTGTCGAGAAGGCATGCAAGCGTGGGTACCTCATCGGTCTTGATGGTCGAAGGGTCCCGGTGCGTTCTGCCCACAGTGCCCTCAACACCCTCCTCCAGGGCGCTGGTGCCCTCATCAGTAAGCGTTGGTTGATCGAGTGCTTCCTTGAAGCTGAAGCCCGTGGCTTGCGCTATGGGTGGGATGGTGACTTCACGCTCCTTGGGTATGTTCACGACGAACTTCAGTGGGCTGTCCGCGAAGGTCTCGAGAAAGAATTCGGGGAGATGGCTGTTCTCTGCGCAAAGCGTGCAGGCGACTACTTCAAGTTTAAGTGTCCTATCGATGCAGAATTCAAGATCGGAGACTCGTGGTTCGATTGTCATTGATGACTGTCACTGAAATCCTTCAACGTGCCTGGACTTCCCCGTTCAGCGTCAAGAGCAACTTAGCTCGCGAGAGGGCATCCGAGGTTGCCATGCTGGCTTCCTTGGGGCTCATTACAACACGGTTAGACGACGACACCTTCGGGGGCGTTTGGCTGATCACACAGAGAGGCTTGGATCAAATCCATGCACCAACCGAAAGTCGAGGTCGTCCCGTTTCTACTGGGAAACCTCTTGCACATCGCCGTAACCGTAGACGGAGTTGAGTTCAACTTCGAGTCACATCTTCCGACAATCTTCAAGATCACCGCTGAGTGTCTTGACCCGTACAACCAAGAGCACGAGAACGAAGGCTATTCCCTCATCTACGCGATGGAGGAAGGCATCCGTGCAATCAATGACCGCCTCGGTGCGGATGAACAGGAGTTTGCAAATGAGTAAGTTTCAAATTGGTGACCGCGTTGAGTTTGTCGAGAACTACGGCGAGCATTTCCCTAAAGGGACCCAATCGACGGTGACGCGTTTGTCCCCCGCCTTGGAAGGTGAAGAGGACGACATCGTCGGCGTGAAGAGGGACGACGGGAAGACGGGATCCTGCTTCGAATATCGCGTGAAGCTCGTTGAGGAGAAGGCGCTGTCGGAATTCCGCTTCCGTAGCGATGAAGGCGCATACAGCTTCGACGGCTATCAGTCATTCGAGGACGCTTTGGCAGGCTTCAAGGAACACTCGCGTGGTGAGAACGAAGCAGAGATTGTCGAGATCATCAGCCATGGGAAGTACAAGGCTGTCCTGAAGATCGAGGCTGTCTAATGCTGACCGTCTGGTACGTCTACAACAAAGATAAGCGCCTCGCTGGTCCCTACATGGTCCAAGCCCCTGCTACCCAGTTCGCAGTGTCACAGACGAGGTTCCACAAACGCTGGCATACCGAACAGCCCAGCCTGACCCTTCAGGTTATCGAGGAGACATACGACCTCACCTCGGCTGTGGTCAAACGAACCGTCACGGACGGAAAGGTGAATAAGTAATGCTCCTCCTGATTGACGCAGACATCCCTTGCTACCGTGCGGCATCCGCTTGCGAAACCGAGGTTGACTGGGGCGATGACGTCTGGTCGATCTATACGGACGTAGCGAAAGCCAAGGAACTCTTCGTAGGCTACATCGATAAGTTTATCGAGGACACCAAGTGCAGCGAGTTGAAGCTCTGCTACACCGCTCGAGACAACTTCCGCAACGAGGTCTACCCGGCATACAAGGGGAACCGTAAGTCACGCAAGCCGGTTGGCTATGGGGCCCTGAAGGAATGGTCTAAGACCCTCTACCCGTTCTTCGAGAAACCCTCGCTGGAAGCTGACGACTGCATGGGAATCCTTGCCACGAAGTTCAAGGGCAAGACGATGATCGTGACGATGGACAAAGACCTCAAGACGATCCCAGGGACCCTTTGGCACCTCGACCAGAAACTCAACGGTAAGAAGCTGCAGGTATCTGAGAAGGACGCCTGGGCGTGGTTCTTGACCCAAGCTCTGACTGGTGATGTGACCGATGGTTTCCCTGGGTGTCCCGGGGTTGGCCCAGTGTCCGCAAAGAAACTCTTGGACTCCAAGGGGTACACCTGGGACACCGTAAAGCATGCGTATCTCAAAGCAGGCCTCACTGAAGAGGACGCACTAACCCAAGCTCGATGTGCCCGAATCCTCCATGAGAGTGACTGGGACTTCGATAACAATCAAGTGAAACTATGGGCCCCATAAATAGGACTTGCAGGGAGTGTCTGCATTACGACCGCGATAGTAACGCCCCTGGCTGTGCTGAGTGCGTGGACGAATGTCCGCACCCGAACTGGCAGTCGAAGGAGATGCCGCATCCGATTGGAAGCCCGTTCCCTCCGTTCGATCAGCCGTACTACGACGCTCTCAAGGATGTCTGGGTGAATCCGGTTGTGCCTAACAGTAAGTATCCCTCGGTCATCGTTGACCACACATCGAACCCCACGGGCACCAAGCACGACCAAGGCAAAGCCCGCATGTCCCTCTTGGACTCCTCGTGGCTCCTCGGGGTCGCTGAGGTCCTCGGGTTCGGTGAGAAGAAGTATGCAGCCCACAACTGGCGCAAGGGACTCTCTGTGTCCCGCCTGATGGACGCTGCTGCTCGGCACCAAGCTTCCTTCAACGATGGTGAAGACCTGGACCCTGAGTCTGGCAAGAGCCACCTGTACCACGCTTCGTGCTGCCTCATGTTCGCAAGCTGGATGATCAAGAACCGTCCTGATTTGGACGATAGGTACAAGCCATGAATATTGACGAAGTGTGCCAAGAGTTCTCAGCGGCTGCGGTTGGCTTCCGTCTCGCATACCGAGCTAAGCATTACGAGAACCCTGAGCACTACCCCCTTGAGCTTCCGAAAGAAAACTCCGGACTCTGGTATGAGTTTTTCATCACCTTCCTTATGGACGGAACGGTGTGACCTATCGCTGCTGGTGGTGTGCCCGGGTAATCCCCTTGGGCACGTCCTGCTGTAACCCCAAAGACAAGCATTTCATTAAGAGAGAAGAGAAACAATGAACGCAACGAAAATCAAACTGAAGGCTGTGATCCTTACATCCTTCATGGAACAAATGGCAGCACAAGGCGGTGATCTGACGGCCGAAGAACAGACGCTGATCGATGACTTCGCGGTGGAACTTCAGGCCGCTGAGGACGCTGGTCTGATCGGTGAAGAGAACCTCCAGGATGCCATCAAGGAACTCCTCGCATTCGTGGACGAAGCTTTCCCGGAGGTCCTGTGAGCGACCTGAACGAATACCAACGTGAAGCCATGAGCTTCCGTCTGTGTACCGCAGATGCCCAGTACGCCCGAGAGGGTCTCGCTGGGGAAGTCGGGGAACTCCTCGGTGCCTTCGCCAAGGGGCGTCGTGATGGTGTATCCCCAGGTCTTCAGTACATCAAGAAGGAACTCGGGGACATCCTGTGGATGGTCGCAGCTATCGCAGAGGACAACAGCCTCACGCTCGCATCGGTCGCTGAAGGCAATATCGAGAAGCTGAGTGGTCGCAAGGCCCGTGGGACTCTTCAGGGTTCCGGAGACAACCGATGAAAGTAAAACCTGTAGACATCGTCGCGCTGTGTATCGGCGTCAGCTTTCTGATCCTCTCCTCTTCTTTATCCTACTGCCTAATCTTCAAAGGCTGGAAATGAACAAACGTAAAGACATCCCTATGTCGTACCTGTACACACTGCTTACTGCGGTGTTCCTCCCGTTCGTGGCCTTGTGGATTCTCCTGAGAGGTTTCGGAGGTGTGTTGGTCGAGTTCTATCACGACAACAAGAACCTTCTTAGTGAAATCTACAGCGCCCCCCGAGAATTCCGCGAACAAGAGTTCAACCGCCGTGCAAGCCGAGCACGTCGCCGAAACGCAGCTACCAGGACCGAAACAATCCAATAAGGATACCAATGGTCAACGACCTGATCCGTACTATCGACGCATGGGCGGACTTCTGGGTCGCCTACATCCAATGGCTTGACGAGGTAACAACGAAATGAATAAGACACACGTCCTGGTCGAAGTAGAGACCCTCGAGGAGTTCAAAGAGAACGCACTGTTCCTTGAGGCCCTTCGCGCTGCTGGTGTGGACAACTGGGATGGCTATGACCACGCCGTGACCATCTATCAGGAACTTCAGGAGATGGACGTATGGCATTGAACACCACCAGCCTCAGCATCCGTACCACCAACAATAGCTCGTTCCGCTTCAGTGACATGGATCACACCTGGGTCTTCGGAGACACGGTGCTGTGGGTCAGTGCTGTCGATGGGACGGCTCGTCAGATGTTCCCTATCAATAGCATCGAGTACGTCAAGGTGGAACACAAATGACCTATGAAATCCTCTCGACCGGTGGCGTCTTTCTCTTTGTATTCATCGGCGGACTCTTCCTCGGATGGGGACTAAGGGAACTCAAATGATCCTCCGTGGCGACCACAATCAGTGCCCTACCTGTAACGAATACTTCAACTCCACCGCCGCCTTCGAGAAACACCGCACAGGCGAATTCGGTAACCCCCATGATCCCCGTAGATGCCTGAAGGTCACCGAAATGATGACCAAGGGTATGGCAAAGAACGCCGACGGGTACTGGGTAACTTCACTTAATACAAGGACTTTCTAAATGCCTATCGTAGCTCTCTTCATCCTCCTTCTGGCAATCGTCAGCGTCGCAGGCTGGATCACGAACGTTGTCTATGCCTTCAACCACTTCAGCGCTGCTCTGTCGGTCGAAGTGGTCGTGTCATTCGTGGGCATCCTCGCGGCACCCCTTGGTGTCCTCCACGGCATCTTCGTCTGGTTCTGAGAGATGACCACCAATAACATCACAGGGGACTCCATTCGTACCCGTGGTCCCTCCGAGCAGTTCGATGAGGGCTACGACCGCATCTTCGGTGGGCATCGCCAGATGAAGCGCCGCTACAAAGCCTACAAGGATACTTTGGTGGCCCCTGGCACGAACCTCTGGCAGGCCCTGGAAGACGGCGATACCGCGAAGGCTGAAGCCATCTATCAAAGAATGTGCGGAACTACCGGAGGGAACAGGAATGACAAGCCGCGAACGCTACGATAAGTTCGTCAACCAGCATTTAACGATGGACGGTTACTGTACGCTGACCTCTTTCGACACATGGAAAGAAGCCGAACGTCAAGCCTTTGACTTAGCCGCGAGTGAGCGTGCGGACGCCGAAAAGGATGCGGCGCTGGATGCCCTGAAGCGCGCCGAGCGATTTATCGTCAACGGAACGGAGTTCGGCTATATCCGCATGCCTGACGCGCCCGATCCTGCGCTCGACACGCTCCCCGCGATCCGGCGAGCAATCGCAATCCTAGCCGCTAAGGAGAAGAAATCGTGAGCATCGATACAGATTTCGACGGGGAAAAATGTTTCCCGCGTATTGAAGCAGCACGCCGCACTGTGAGCGGGCAGGAGCCGGTTGCGCGATACGACCTGACCGGCGAATTCATGAAACGCTCTGCAACTGGCGAATGGATCAGGTTCGATGACGCCGCCCCCATTCCCGCAACGGATCAGGAGTAAGTATTACCCCTACCCTCCAAGGTGGGGTTTTTTTCATACATAAGGTTGCACAGCACTGCACACTGCGTTATAGTCCTACCTACACCAACACGGAACACCGAGGAGACCCAGATGAAAGCACGCAAGACACCGACGACTCTCAAGGAACTCCTCGAGGTATCCAAGCGTCCCCTGTGGGCAGGTAAGGCTTACTGCACGACCGCAATCACGAACGTTGAGCACTTCATCAACGCGGTGGGTGACCTGGAGTTGACAGCGATCCGCACGACCACTTTGGATGACTTTGTGGACGATATGCAGGCCAAGGGGCTCTCCGACAGCACGATCAATAGAAAGCTGACGAACGTTCACTCGATGCTGAAGTACGCCGTGGATCGGGAGTGGATGGTGAAGATGCCGAAGTTCTCGTGGAAGCGCGAGGAGAACCAAAGGGTGCGCTGGGTTTCCGAGAAGGAAGAGGACCAGATGTTTGCCCTGCTGGACCAGTGGGGTGAGACCGAGGTGAAGCGCTTCCTGACTGTACTGATGGACACCGGCATGCGCCGTGGGGAGTTACTGAAGCTGGAAGCCAAGGATATCCAGGGTGACTGGGTGCGCCTCTGGGTCACGAAGACGAAGCAGGCCCGCTCGGTTCCCCTGTCGGAGAGAGCCAAGGGTGCCCTGGGGGATAAACCCTTTGACCTGACGATTGGTCAACTCCGTATCGTGTGGGCGAAGCTGAAGAAAGAGATGGGTCTGGAGGCCGACGATGACTTCGTTCTGCACACTCTTCGGCACACTGCAGCGACACGGACGCTAGCCAAAACTGGCAACATCGCCATCGTTCAGAAGCTGTTGGGGCACCGGAATATCCAGACGACCATGCGGTATGCCCATTTGTCTGATGAAGAACTTCTTGCCGCTGTTAAATAAACGATACATTGGCATCTTTTACTACACACAACAGTGAACAAAGGTCTTACAATCGCTCTCGTTGTGTAAGGAAGTAACAACCTGTAACTGGAATTGACCAAATAAAATGAACCTCGTCGCCACCCTCTCCAACGGCACCACCCTCCACCTTCGCGCTAACCAGGGGAAATTTCTCCTGACGCAGGACAGCACCGTCAACTTCATTTACTTATCCCTCGAAGATGCTCTGGAAGACTTCAACGCCTTTGTGGCTGGTGGGGAACAAAGTTATGCCGAAGGGGTTGCAGGCCATTAAACAATTCTGTACAGTAGCTCCATACACAACACATATAAGAGGGGGTTTGAGATGTCGAACACGGAACAGAAGCTGGCCGAAGCTCTTGCAATGATCGAGCGGCTTCAAGAGGAAAAGCGGCTGGAAGCCATCAAGACCGCTAAGTACCCGTGGCAGAACCCAGAGACCGTGGCGAGTCAAAACCGAATGAGCTACAACCTGAAGGTAGAGCCGGAGCTTTACCTGAAGATACAGTGGCTCATGGAGAACAAGGGTGGCATCAAGTCAATCCAGAAGTTCTTCGAGAAGGCGGGCAACATGCTGGCTGATGTGTACCTAGAGGAACTGGACGCCAAGTGAGTGGGACTTTCCTCGAAAACCAGCATTAAGTGCAACGCTGATAATAGGGATTAGCAGGTAAGGACAAAAGGTGAGCGTCCGGGTCTGCCAAGGAACCTTGGTTCCCTCCTTGCTTTCCTCCAAGTTTCCTTTATGCTCTCCAAGGAACCAACCAAACAAGACTCCTTGGAGGGAAGCAATGAGAACAATAGTCTTCTCCTGTCTCAAAGGCGGGAGCGGTAAGACCACCCACTCTGCACACTTCGCGGTAGCTCTGGAGGCCATGGGTCAGGGACCTGTCGTGACGATGGATTTGGACCCGCAGGGGTCCTTTTCCGATTGGTGGAATGACCGAGGAGAGCGCACTCCCGCATTCACAACAGTCAAGAATATGACTCAGTTGGCCGACAAGCAGGAGAAGCTGGCTGCTGCAGGGTTCCGTTGGTGTGTGATAGACACCCCTCCCCAAGACCATGAGATCAACCGAACGGCAATCAGACTGGCCGATCTGGTCGTCATCCCTGCCAAGCACTCCCCTCACGACATCCGGGCTGCAGAGAGCACCGTCGAGATGTGTGAGAAGGAGCACAAGAGGTTCTTCTTCCTGCTCAATGAGACCAACGGGAAAGCTGTGTCCCTCTCGGCCACCAGAAGGCTTGCTGCAATGGGCCCTGTAATTCCCCACGCCGTTCCCAAGCTCAATGGGTACTGGGAGAGCATGATCGATGGGCGAACCTTCCAGGAAATCAGTAAGGGGACTGGAGCAATCGTTATTGACAGCGTGGCGACCTTTCTGATCAGTCAGTTTGAGAAGACTATTCGTCAGGAGAAAGCCCATGCCTAAGGCTTCCCTAGACATGCTGGAGACCCCCAAGGGGTTTGCATACCCGGCATCCTTGGAACCCGTCGTGGAACCCTCCAAGGAGTCAACCAAGGAACCAAGTCTCCAACCAAGGAGGCGTCCTTGGGATGGTCAGGAGGAGTGGAAGAAGACGAACTACGAGATGCCCCTGAGGGTCCAGACGAAGCTCAAGGAGATGAAAAACTGGGGATACATTCCGAACGTCTACAAGTTCGTGGCAGAAGCCGTGGAGAAGGAGATCGATCAGGTTATCGCCAAGGCCGAGCAGGAGGGCTACTGATGGGAGACGATATTCGACAGATCGATCTGTTCCAGGCTGAGACCACTTGGTTCCATATCTTCAGTTCAATGGTCAACAGCGGGGACGCAGGGAAGCTGGGGGGCAACGCCTTCCTGATCTACTGCATCATCAAGGGACACACGAACTTCAAGACCGGTAGAGCATTCCCGTCCATCGATGCAATCGTAGAGAAGGCACGCCTGTCCAAGTCCCAGGTGCTACGCGAGCTAGATACCCTCGAGGACGCGGGCTATATCACCCGAACCAAGGAAGGGAGGAAGAACGTCTACACCCTCCGTGAGAAGGTAGGGATCACCGACGAGAAGGGACGGCCTGTTGCCGACGCAACGTGGGACTATGTGCCAGATGGTGTGAAAGGAGCCGTGGCTGACATCAGGAACGTGGTTATGTCCGGAGACTTTGACGGTGCCAAGATCATCAAGATCGAGAATCTTACCGTGAACTACTTCAGAGACCAGTCCTCCCAATGGAACATGCAGTCCCTCCTGGAGAACATGGACAAGCTGACGCCTGAGATGAAAGCCATGCTCTTGAAGAACCTGAAACTATAGGTGTCACCTGCGATACGTGTCACCCGTGCGACTTGTCCCTGTTTAATAGGTGTCAGGCATGGAACCTATTCGGGGGGTATAGGTGTCACCCAAGACACCCTAACGATATAGATTAAACCTTAACGATAGAAGTCCCGTAGAGTCTCACCCTGTGGATAACTAGAGGACCACCATGCACACCTGTCGATTCTCCCTACGAATCTCTGAATACCAAGGTTCCCCTCTGTACGAGTGCGTGACCTGTGGTGTGATGAGATGGCGTGAAAAACTGTACGAACCAGTGCATTAAAAAAGACCCCTCAGGGAACCCATAACGGGAACCTTGAGGGGTCTTTTTGTTTCGTCTTACAGATAACTAACAGCCAGAACTTGGCCCGTACCAGGGACGATGACCAGTCCATTGGCGAAGGGGAAGTTCAGGGGCACCGAGGCACCCAAGGTATTCGGTACGGCAGCGATCTGGTTGCCAATGGCAGCAGCACCCGTGGTGGCAGCATCGTTCACTGTGCCCACCGTGGTACCCGCTACAATCGTGGTGAGGGTCCCAACACGGCCTGGGCCCACCTTGATCAGCTTGGCACCGCTGGTGAGGTTGAATGCAGCAGACTCACCTGTGACCGGGATGACCTTCTCGATGTTGGCACCAGCAGCCGTCAATATCTTAGCCATGGGGTCCCTTACGAGGCCGACTGTTCAGCACGGATCACCGCAGCAACCGCAGCCGCAGCAGCACCGATTTGGGTCACTGCACCGCTCACGTCACCATGGAGACCCAGTTGGGGTGCCAGGATTTGTGCGAGGACAGCGATACCAGCCCAGGTCGAGGGCTCTTTGAAACGGTTCAGAAATTCCATTATTTGATTCCTATTATGAAAGAAGTGTGGCCTTGGATACCTTCAGACGAGCCTGACGATCCTCGAGACCGTTGGTACCGCCATTGATACGCTTGGTGAGACCGAGGACATCGTCAGCCAGTGCTAGGGCCCCGCAACGGTTGTCTTGCCAGAACTGACACGCACTGAGAGCAGCGTTGCCGGGTTCTTCCAACAGTTCAGGGTGATTCACACAGTCGATGCCGAGCTTGCCTGCAGCCCTGACGTAGTTGGCCCTTCCGGTCGTCTGGAGGAGCCCACGGCCCATGTAGCGCTTTCCATCGCCAGCTACGGTGTTCCCGAGGTCCTTGCGTCCCTCATAGCGTGCCTGGGTAGGCGTAGGGCCCCAGAGTTCCTTGGTGTAAACGAAGCCACCTGATTCGTGGCCTACCTGTGCTAACCAATGCGCCACCTCAAGGGGTTCTGAGATGCCATAGAGAGCCAGTGCAGCGCTAACCGGATCAGCCCATTTCTGTGCTCTTGAGAGTGGAACACCAGTCGCCTTTGCGAAAACTTCCGGTGTCATTGGTTAAAGTCCTGCGAGCTTCTTGACGATCTCACCGATGCCGAAGGTCTGTGCAGCCATTACTAAGGCTCCACCATAGACGGCGTACTTGATCTGGAGCAGGTTCTTTTCGATGGCAGAGACCACAGAGGCTGTGTTCTTCTGTTCTACTTTGACTTCCTTCACATCAGCTTCAGTGGCGTCCATGCGAAATTCAAGCGCGGTTACCCGATGCTCGATTGAGTTAAGAGGAGACATGATTAGTCTTTAAGAATTGCCTGTGAGCCCTCATCAACCTCAAGGGACTTCAGGCAGTGATTCTTCTCCACATAATCGAGGAGGCGACAGAGCACACAGCC